GTGGAGGATGCAGACGTTTGGGTACTGTCGTCGTTAAAGAACAGGACATCACTTCCTACAGTCTTCAGGTTATCTATGGGGCTTGAAGGAGAGATGATCGATGAAAGGTGTGTTATCAACATCACAGAGGCCGGATCGGCGAATACGAAGCTGAAGGTGGACAATCTATGAGCCGCCTTGGTGATTTTGATTTCAGGAAATGGAAGAAGCAGCAGCAGGAGTTACAGAAGCTGAAGCAGTCCTTTTCAGGCTTTGAGGAAAAGTGTATGAAAGAACTGGCTGCAGAGCTACGGGCCAAAGCGGTAGCCCTGACACCGGCGGATGTGGGAAATCTTCGAAAGAGCTGGACTGTTGGACCCGTGCGGAGAACAGGGTCAGACGTTCGAATCGAGGTCAGCAACACGGATCCCAACGCTTCAAATGTCGAATATGGATATCATACGACAAATCTTCATGAGTGGGTTCCAGGCAAGCACATGCTGGCTGTATCCGTGGAACAATTGGAACGCGAGCTGCCGAATATGCTGGAGCAAAAGCTGCAGAAGTTCATAGATCGGTATTGGAGGTGAAGCTTGTGATCAGTGAGGATATCAAAAGCGGCATGCTTGCAAGGCTGGAGGAACTTGAGCCCGGCTATGGAAGGTACAATGAGCAAATGCCTGGAGACGCACAGAAGCCAGCTTTTTTGGTTAGTCTTGTGGATAGTACGCAGCAAAAGGAAATCAACCGGAGATATCGGCGTAGTATGACATTCGCGATCCAATTTTTCCCGGACCCAGGCAGTTTGACGCAGAGAGCGGATTGCCTAAGGATGGGGGAACGATTGTATAGCCAGCTGGAATGCGTCGTATCGGATAACATCCTGTATCGGGGAAGCGGCATGAAGTATGAGGTCGTTGACGAGGAGCTTCAGTTTAATATCAGCTTCAGCATTCGCCTGATCCACGAGCAGGAAACCGTTCCATCTTTGATGGAAACCATTGAGCAGGAGGGACACATACGATGAATACAGAACCAGCTTACGAGGAAGTAAAAGAACCGGGAAGCACAGCAGCGTCGCCTACGTTTACCAAACAGCAGCTCCATGCGGCCAGAAAATATACCGCACAACAAAAGGATATGCTGAGTGCGCTGCTGGAAGAGGATCAGTTGTATACCGAGGCTGAGGTAGATCATATTGTAAATATATTCTTATTGAGGGTGGTGGAGTAAATGGCTGGAGGCACATGGGTTACACAAAATAAAGTAAGACCAGGCACATATATCAATTTCGTCGGTCAAGGTACGCCAGTAGGAGCAGTGGGGGAGCGCGGTATTATGACGATGGCGCTATCGCTCGACTGGGGACCTTCCAAGCAAATCTTGAGTATTACCAATGGTGAGGATGTATCCGCCCTGCTGGGCTATGATATCACTTCATCGCAAATGCTGCTGCTTCGCGAAGCATTCAAGAGAGCGAGAACCGTGCTGCTGTATCGGTTGAACAATGGTACCAAAGCTGCTGTCACATCAGGGAACCTGACGGCGACGGCGAAGCACGGAGGACTGCGTGGTAATGACTTGACGGTGGTTATCCAGACTAATGTCGATGACAATGACAAGTTCGATGTGAAAACATTGCTTGCAGGTGTGGAGAAAAACATCCAGACCGTGTCCAGCATCGCAGGGCTCGTCAGCAATGATTGGATCGTATTTAGCGGAACAGGTACGTTGGCTGCTACTGCAGGTGCTCCGTTGGTCGGTGGCGCAGATGGAACAATAACCAATGCTGATCACATCGACTATATGGCTGCGGTTGAACTGCAGGATTTTAATACAGTGGCTTACCCGGGAACGGCGAATGACCTGAAAGCTCTATATGCGGCATTCATCAAACGTCTGCGTGATGTTGAAGGTAAAAAAGTTCAATTCGTTACGGAAAATTACGCGTCTGCTAACCATGAAGGCGTAATTAGCGTCAAAAATGGGGTCAAGCTTTCCGATGGTACAAGCCTTACGGCAGCCCAGGCTTCCGTGTGGGTAGCGGCGGCAACTGCAGCGGCACAGATGAGCCAATCACTTACCTACGATGCTTACGATGATGCGGTGGATGTCGGCACTCGATATACGAACGCACAGATTGAAGCGGCGATTATTGCGGGCGAATTCCTGTTCACACCGAATCAGGGCAAAACCAAGGTTGAGGTCGATCTGAATACGTTCACAGGCTATACACCTGACAAAGGTAAACCGTTCTCCAAGAATCGAGTGATTCGTGTACTGGACGGTATCGCGAACGATTTCAAAAAAATATTTGATCTATATTACGGTGGTAAGATTGATAATAACGCGGACGGACGGGATCTGCTGTGGAATGAGTACATTACTTATCTCAAAACTTTGGAAGGCCTTAATGCTCTGCAAAACGTCAATTCGGCAACGGATGTAAAAATTATTCAAGGTACGGATGCTGATAGTGTATATGTGGAAGTAGCCGTTCAACCTGTGGACAGCATTGAAAAAGTATATATGAAAGTGAGCGTGAGCTAATATGGCATTTTTAAATGCGCGCGATACGATTTCAGGTCAAGAAGGAACAGCGTATGCAATGATTCCGAACGCGTCCGGCAAAATGGATTCCGAAGAAATGTTCTACGTGAAAAAGCTTGAAGCAAAGGTTGAGAAGGAAAAAACCGATATCAAGACACTTGGCCGTCGTGGAACCCAGCATAAGGCCAATGGTTGGAAGGGTACCGGATCGATGACGATTTATTATGTGACATCGGTATTTCGCCAGATGATGTACGAGTATATCGATTCAGGTAAAGACATCTATTTTGACATTAAGGTGACCAATGATGATCCGGCATCAACTGCTGGCAAACAAACAGTCGTGCTCAAGAACGTTAATCTGGACAGTGTGATTATGGCATCCCTGGATACGGATTCTACGGCTTTGGAGGAAGAGGTTTCCTTTACCTTTGATGGTGTGGAAATTAAAGATCCATTTACTGTTTTGAAAAAATAACATCAACGGAGGTTAACCATGAGTGATTTAAGCGCATTTTACGCACAAAATGCCGGAACCGTGACAATAGAGGACTTTGTGGTTTCGACTCGATTTAAGGATAAGGACGGAAGTCCTCTAGCCTGGCAGCTTTGCGGCATGACGGAAGCGCAGAACGAAGAGATTCGGGCAGCAGCAACCAAGCGTGTTCAGGTTAAAAAGGGAGTAACGGTTCCGGAAACCAATCCGAATGAATACATGGCCAAGCTTGTTGTTGCAAGTGTGGCATTCCCTAACCTGAAGGATGCCAGCTTGCAGGAGTCGTATGGCGTTCGCGGAGCGGAGGATCTGCTGCGGAAGATGCTCTTGCCTGGTGAATACAGCTCGCTAGCCGAGAAGGTGCAGCAAATCAACGGCTTTGACAAGGATATGAATGAGCTGGTTGACGAAGTAAAAAACTAATCAAGGAGGGCGATGGCGAGGCTAATTATGCTTACTACGCCCTTCACGAGCTTAACATTTTGCCGCATCATCTGGTCAAGATGAAGCGCCGTGAAAAAGCGGCAATCTACGCGATGATTGATGTGCGGATCGAAGCTGAAAAGAGTCGCTCCAAAAAATGAAAACGGTAAAGTGCGGAAGGGAAAAGCGCCTGCAGTCGGGTGCTTTTTTCTATTTACGTTTTGAGGAAAGGAGGAATGAAAATGGCTACCATTAGTGCTAGCTTGCAATTGTTTGACCAATTCACTACTACATTGGATAAAGCCGAGCGTGGTATCAATTCAGTCATCACGGCCGCAGAACGTCTGAAAAGAGAGTTATCGGCAACGATCACGCTCAATATGAGCGCAACAGATGCATTGACGGAAATCAACAAAGTGAAGCATCAGATCCATACGATAAATAGTACAGCTCCTATTCTGATCATTCTAGACGACTCTGATGTGGCTTGGCAAATACCTTTAATTAAAGGCAATGTAGAAAGGGGTTTATCCCACGTTTTGGCTAAGGTGGTGCTGGCTAGCTTCGATGCAATAGAAGATGCTAAGAGGCTTAGTTCACGTCTGGAAGGTCATCTGAAGCTGCCCAAGATCAAAGTAGACATGAATGTTTCAGCTGTAGTGGGGAAAATTGCTTCACTGAAGACACTTCTGGTAGGAGTAACGGGGGGTCTTCTGAAGATAGAAATCGGTTTGAACTCGGCAGAGGTCATTGCGGAAGCCGTGCATCTGCGGCAGCGGATTATTACTGCTATTGGCACGATTCAGGCTGATATTCAGGTCACGCTGCCTACTGCACTTACAGACCTGCTTCAGAATATTAGGAAGCTGGTGTTGTTGCTTCTTTTGGGTATCCGCAAACTGCTTAAAAGCAGCTTACCCCCCGGTCCGCCTAAACCGCCCCCACCCCCGCCGGGATCTTCATCCGGTGCTCCTTCAGATGGAGGGAAATCAGAGGGACTGCTTGGCAGACTGCGCGGTATTGCTGCAGAGTATCTGAACATTGCCAATGCCCAGAAGCTGCTTGAGGCGACACTTGGAGCCGCGATGAAGCAGGGGGATATGGAGGCAATGTTCAAGGCGCGGACAGGTAATGATCAGGTTGGCACCGCGATGTTCCAGCATTTCAAGGAACGTGCTATGCAGGCTGGCGAAGACGTTAACGAATCTTTAAAAAATACGCTCGCTTTCTTTCCAATGACACAGAATACGGATCAATTGGACAAGCTGCATGATCTTACCTTATATCTTGGGGATACGAATGGGAAAGGTAAAACCAGTGAAGATGCGGTCGATGCCTTAAAGAGTGCAATGAAAGGCGATACCGGCGCATTAAGCGATGACTTTAATATTCCAGAGTCGGTCCTTAAGAAATTCAAAATTGAGGATTTGGCCAAACAGAATAAGATGCCGGAGTTTTTGACGGCTCTCGAAAAAGCGATGGACAGCCAAAACATGGGTAAGGCTGCCTACGATAAAATAGGTGCAAGCCCCGGTAAACAGTTTGGAGATTTAAAAACCAATGCGACTACAGCAATGGCCAATTCAGGCACGCAGGCATTGAATACGATAGCACCGGTTATTGAAATGCTTAACAAAGCTTTTGAAGATAAGAAATTTCAACCATTTTTTGATGGTTTGTCTATCGGGTTGAACATGGCTGCCCAAGGCGTTGCTTTTCTGGTCAACCAAGCCATGTGGCTGTGGGGAGTGATGCAGGCGAATTGGCCGATTGTGCGCAGCATTCTTTTGGGGATAGCGATGGTCATTAGCGGCGTGGTTGTGGCAGCGCTTATCGAAATGGCGGTAGCCTGGCTAACCGCGGCCTGGCCAATTCTACTGATTGCCGCGATTGTTGTTGGTCTTATGTTGGTATTACAGCAATTCGGAGTCACGACAGAGCAGATCATAGGCGCGATTATCGGTTTCTTTTATGCTTTATATGCAGGAATATATAATTACATCGCTTTGTTATGGAATGTGTTCGCGAGCTTCGTAGAATATTTATACAATATTTTCATTGATCCCTTGTATGCCATCCAAAGCTTATTCTATGAACTGGCTATGGTTGTCCTCAATTATTTGGATGTGATGACACGCAGTGTGGAGGGATTTACGCAGTCTTTTTATCGAATGATGGCTGAAGCAGCCAATGCAGTTATTGGGGTCTGGAATGATCTGGGCGGGGCGTTCAATAAATTTTTTGGCACGCAAACATTTCAGCCGGTTACCCCTTTTGATATTGAAAATATTAAAGGTGCTAATAGTGTGGTCAAAGGACTTATGTCCAGCTTGCAAAAACCGACAACTACCAAGGACGTGCTGAAGCTTACACGTATGGATATGTTGGACCCGGTTGCTATGGCCCAACAGGGATATAGTGTGGGTGTCGATCTGGTTGGTAATATGAAGGCAATGGAAATGCCCAAGGCAGACCAGAACTTGTTGAGTGGCTGGAATACGAATCATAAAGCCAATATTGGCAAGGTGGATACGGTTGGTAACATCGAGGATACGGTCGATATTTCGTCAGAGGATTTGAAGGTGATGCGGGACATCGCAGAAATGCAGAGTATCCAGAACTTTGTCTCCTTGACCCCTACGGTTCAGGTGCAGACTGGAGATATCAACAATGGTGCCGATGTGCACGACATTATCAAGCGTATCGGGGATCATCTGGAGGAGCAGTTTACTTCATCAGCGAAGGGGACCTATACATGATAACGGCTGGAGGATATGGGATTGAACTCAGCTTCAGTAACTACGCCGACTCTTTTTTGATCCCAGTTAATCCCGATACGATTGAGATTAAGGAAAGCGGTGATGGCAAGTCTTATACGGTAGCGGGATTGGGTGAAATTAATGTGATTAAAGCGCCCAAGCTGACTGAAATAAGCTTTTCCGGGATATTCCCGGCGTATCGTTATCCATTTGTGATTGTAAAAGAGGACGAGCGTCTGGAGCCGCAGCATTATCTGGAGAAAATCAGGCAATGGCGAGAAAGAAAGCGACCTATCCGGTTTCATGCTGTCAGCAGTACCTATGTCATTGATATGCCGATGAGCATTGAACGCTTCGAGTGGAAGGAAGAAGCAGGCTCTCCAGGAGATATTCAATACCAGCTATCGCTCAAAAAGTATGCCTTTTATGCGGCCAAGAAGGTCACGATTGTTCCGAAAGTGGATAGCACAGGTACATCTTCGGAGCAGGAGGATAGCGTTCAACTGCAGAGCGATGAGCCTCCGCGTCCTGATGAGCGGGAAGTCCCCGACACGTATGTATTAAGGAAAGGTGAAGGGTTATGGAGTGCCGCACAGCGAGTATGGGGCGATGGTTCGAGATATCCGGAGATACAGGAGTATAACGGTATTCCCGATGCCGATTTAAGGAGGCTGCCGATAGGACTCGTACTTAAAATACCTGGAGGAGAAGCCGATGCTTGAGGTGATGATTGATAATAAAAACGGAAACATATGGGACATTGCGGATCTGGTCTCGAATGTCACCTGGAAAACAAGCCGGATCGGTAAAGCTGGTAGTCTTGACTTTACATTTGTTAAGGGAGCTATTTATCAGAATAAAGACTTTCGAATAGAAAATGGGGATATCGTCCGCGTTCGTAAAGACGGCATGAACGTATTTTACGGATACGTTTTTAAAATCGATAGCGGGCAGGATGAGGATGTGAAGGTCACTGCCTATGACCAGCTCCGATATTTGCTGTTTAATGATACCCTTATATTTTCAGCCAAGACTGCCTCAGAAATTGTTCAGATGATCGCACGCAAATATAATCTGAAGACAGGGCAACTGGATGAGTCCAATTATGTCATTCCTACAATGGCGGAGGACAACACCAAGCTGATGGATATGATCTGTAAGGCATTGGATTTAACCCTGGTCTCCACAGGTCGTATCTATGTCTTGTTTGATGATTTTGGCCAAATGGCTTTGCGGGATGTGACGACGATGCTGCTTGATTTTTCGCTTGGCGAGGGGGGCTTAATGACGGACTATTCCTTCAGCCGCTCTATTGATAACGAAACGTACAATCGGATCGAGCTGGTGCGGGCTGGCAAAGAACCGGAGGACCGCGTGCGTGGACTGGAAGATCCCGGCAACATTGCCAAATGGGGGCGCCTGCAGCTTCATCAAAAAGTCGATGATGGCTTGAACGAGGCGCAGATCAATGAACGTCTGTCCAATTTGCTGAAGCTTAAGAACCGTGAGCAGAAAACGCTTAGTATTGAGGAAATCGGAAATGTTCGCGTTCGTGCAGGATGTCTGGCTCCCGTATTTATTGAATCACTGGGCTTATCGCAGTTTATGCTGGTAGAGGAATGTGTACACAAATTTGAAGGTGATGATCACACCATGTCGCTGGAAATGAAGGTGTTTTGATGGATCGAATACTGAATATTATTAAGCAGGCGGGATCGGGTGCGGTTGAGGCAGGCAATCCGGTCAATATTCTGTTCGGTAATGTAACGAGCTCTAATCCTCTTGAAGTGAACGTGGAACAGCGTTTCACGTTATCGGAGGATTTTTTAATTATCCCGGAAAGTCTGTCAGCGTTCACGATTGAATTGAATCATCAGCATAGCTATCAGGACTCAGGTGCTGGCGGCGATGGAACGCGAAGTACGGACACGGCACTGATGGAGCCCATTGTTATCCGACGTGGTTTGGAAGCAGGAGATAAGGTGCTGCTGGTCAGGATGCAGGGAGGACAGCAATTTATTGTCCTGGATCGGGTGGTGCAGCCATGATTCCACAAGGCGGTCAGTTATCCACGGCAAAGGTTACGAAGGTCGTACAGCAGCCGAGCCGAACCTACAGGCTTGATGTGGCGACAGGCCGCATCATGGGCATGATCGATGGATTAGAGTCGATCCAGCAGACAGTCTATCAAATTCTGCAGACGGAGAGATTCGAGCATCTTATCTATAGCACAAATTATGGTTTTGAAAATAGCAATAGGACAGATAACGACTCTCTATTTTTTGAGTCGAGGATCACTCGCCTGATTCGGGAGGCACTCATGCAGGATGATCGAATACGCGATGTTCAGGACTGGCAGGTGTTAATTAAGGGCGATGAGGCTGTAGTAACCTTCACAGTAATCAGCAAGCAAGGCAATTTTCGTGTTTCGAAAGAGGTGAATGCACTTGTATGAAAATCAATCTTTCCCTGCAATTATGGCACGTATGCTCGCGGTTGTGCCCTCTGATGTAGATAAGCGGGAGGGGAGTATTGTGTATACCGCATTGGCACCGGCTGCTGTGGAGCTGGCTAATATGTATATCGAGCTGGATATCAATCTACGTCAGGCTTCTGCACAAACGGCTACCGGTATGTACCTTGATCTAAGAACTGCCGATTATGGTGTTACCCGAAGACCAGCGGCGAAGGCGGTTCATAAGGGTTTATTTGTTAATGGTAATGGGAGTCCCTTTGATGTCCCTCTAGGGAGTCGGTACTCGGCTGGCAAGCTGAATTTTGTTGTAACCGAAAAAATCACGGTAGGACAATTCCAATTGCAATGTGAATTGGCGGGCTCCGTCGGAAATGCGGTTACGGGTGCGCTGCTGCCAATCGATTATATATCCGGTTTGGCTGCTGTTACTATTTCGGAGCTCCTTATTCCGGGTACAGACATTCAAACAGATGAAGAACTGCGCAAGGAATATTTGACTACCGTTCGGGAACCGTCAACAAGCGGCAATAAGGCTGATTACCGGAATTGGGCGTTGCAGGTAGCTGGTGTAGGAGATGCTGCGGTTAAGCCCTTATGGGATGGTCCGGGTACGGTTAAGCTGTATGTGATTGATGCCGATCAGCAGCCTGCTTCTATTCAGCTGGTTGAGGAGGTCCAGAACTACATCTCGCCGGAAGCAGGGATGGGGGATGGCAAGGCACCGATCGGAGCTGCGGTGACGGTAGTAGCGGCAGCTGGTATTGACATTGATGTAACGGCCGAGGTTGTACTCAACGGTACCCGTACACTTTCGCAGGTGGCAGCTGACTTTGGAACTGATTTAACAGCTTACCTGAAGAGTCTAACCTTTGGGATTGACCCTTCTGTTAAATATGTGCGTATTGGTGCGCTGCTGCTGGATTCAGCCGGTGTGCAGGATTATTCAAACCTTCTGGTTAATGGCGGGACATCTAACATCTCTATACATCTGGGTGAAGTAGCCGTAAAAGGTACGGTGATACTGGATGAGTGAGTTTACGATTGCATCGGCAGCTGGCCAGCGAATGCTTGATCTTCTTCCTTCTTATTATGAAAAGGTTCGTGAAACACGCGTTGTGATGGAAGCCGAAGGGAAACAACTCGATCTCCTGACAGCAGATGTGGGCGATGTTCTCAATCAGTTTTTTGTGGAAACGGCAACGTGGGGGTTGGATCGGTGGGAGTCGGAGTTGGGGCTCCCTTCTTATCAGAGTAAACCCATCGACCAGCGTCGAAGCGTTATCAAATCCAAGCTTCTGGGTGTAGGCACAGTAACGAAAGGCATGATACAAAGAGTCGCGGAGTCTTATGACCATGGAGAAGTCGATGTGTATCAGGAAGATGCTTTGTACACAGTATTTGTCCATTTTATAAGTACACGAGGCGTACCGCCAAACCTATCGGATATTCAGAAGGCTATACAGGAAATTTCTCCTGCACATCTGGCAATCCACTTTAAATTTACGTATTTGACCTGGGATGAGTTGGATGGGCTTGACTTGAGATGGAATGGCGTGGAAGAACTGGAACTAACTTGGAATGAGTTTGAAGTATATGGTGGATATAGTGAACCCAATGGAATTTGTTTGAGAGGAGCTGAATAGCATGGCATTTACATTTCCGAAAGATAGCACCAATAAAGCAGGAGCGGTTCGAGCAACTACAGATGGGAACAATTTCTATGTGCCAGCTGTTATTTTTGGACCGGATGGGATGAATGCGATAAGTACAACAAATCCGGCACCTACCCGATCAATGAGTGTAAACACCGAATTAGTTGCTAACGCTACACTTTCTTGGGACGGCATCAAATTGTTCGATACGTTACCTGTCCCAGTGACTATGGCGTCTGCAATATTCATCAAGATCGATAACAGCAACCAAAGCAAGGATCTGACGGTTACAGTGGAGCTGGAAGTAACAACTGGAGTTTGGCTGCAATGGTATGACGCGGGCGGATATGAAATTTCTTTTACGGTAGCTGGCAGCTCGAAGAGAGTTTACGGAGGATTTCCCCCTTTTTCAAAGTATCTTCGTGCCCGACTGAAGTTCACGGCGGCGAAAGCCCCGATAACAGGTACGCATACCATTGTACAAGTTCAGGAGGTGGCGTAAATGGCGTTTGGCGGATTCAGTAGTTCCAGCAATCAACATTTAGGCAAATCAGCTGTAACCATTGCGCCTCATGACGCCACGTGGGATTCCAAGAAAAAGGCGGATATTGTGCTTACCGGTGTTGATGACCAGAATAGGATTAACGAGGTAATCCAGACCTTATGCACAAACCCTGCCGCCTCCTTCGGAAGTTGGAAAACGTCTGCTCTTCATTTTACAGAGGGGCAGATTAACCTGAGTGGATCGATTTTTGTAACGGATGCGCTCAACATTTCGGGAATGGGCAATAACACTATATTTAGACTGCAAAACGGTGCTCATATCGATATGTTTACACATTCAGGTTATGCAGCAAATGAAACGATCTATAAATTAGCTTTTCGAAATTTTCTCATTGATGGGAATTATGCGAATAATACGGGGACTCCATACGCAGGTATCAAGCTACGTCCACAAGAATATGTGATTGAGAATCTATGGGTAACGAACTGCTATAGCGGTTTAACCTTATATGGGGAAAACACGTACGGCGGTTTTATACAAAATTGCATGATTCAAAATAATTTCAATTATGGATTAGGCGTGGGTGGAGATTCCATAGTAATTGGTTGTGGGATTGGTGGAAATGGTAAAGACCCATCAGCGGAGTGGCTATTCGGTACATCGGGACTCCTTATTTCTGGCTGGAACACACAGGTTAGTTCCTGCCACTTTGCCGATAATCTGTTGGATATATTCTCTCATTGGTCTGCGTACAATCAAATCCAAACCTGTGTATTTGAGGCGGGTCGCAAGGAATGCATCAGATTGGAAGGACGAGTATGGGGTTGTACCATTACTGGCAATCGCTTTGGTGGAAGAAAGGCTGCTGTATCCAGCAATGCACATGATTGTGTGACTATAAAATATATAGACCCCTCCGAGAAGGCTTATGGAAATATTATTTCCAATAATAGTTTTACATGCTATGAGTCGGGGGATGTAGGCTACAACTACTGCGTAGTGGAGAGCGAAAATTGCGATCATAATTTAATTACGAACAATATTTTTATGAATGGGTATGCTCAAGCCTCCCCTGTTCATCAAGTAGGTGAAAACACAGTTATAGATACAAATATCAATTAATTTGGATAGCTGATGGTTGTAGGATGCTTGCAAGCACCTATCAATCGGTTTTTTACGATATAAAGAAGCTGCGCAAGTGTACGATTTTACATTAGAAAGGAATGACCTGACTATGCCCGATACAACGCCTAACTTAGGCTTAAAAAAGCCGTTAGGGAATGAAAATGTGAGCCGAGCAGCCTACAATGAAAACCTGGACATTATCGATGCAAGTGCGGCCAGGAAAACAGATTTGATTGCCCATCAAAATGCAGCTGACCCCCATCCACAATATGCGACAGACACGGATCTGGCAGCGCATGCTACGGAAAACAATGTCCATGGAGCCACATCATCATCAGCTGCTGGCATGATAGTAGCTCGAGATTCATTTGGACGTGCCCAGGTTTCAGCTCCATCTGCAGCGGCGGATATCGCAAGGAAAGTAGATGTTGATGTGATCCGAGCAGACGCTACCAAGGTCAGTGTCATGGAAGTAAGAACCTCTGACCCTGTGAGTCCTGTAGTTGGACAGCATTGGTTTAGAAGTGATTTGTAA